TACGTATCAGGCTTAGCTGCAAGTGATGTATTAGATGTCCCATCGCTCCACTTTGGGTTAACACCAAATGGATCTGTGAATCCTTTAGAATAATCTGGCGGAGAAGTACTTTGAGTTGAGGGTAATGCGCCGATCACAATAGGATCTTGAAGGTTAACATCATGGTACATTACCAGAACCCATGTTCCTTCGACAAGCTGTGATACTCCGCTAGCGGTTGTTGATACATTGGCCGGCATCATTACCATTGACCAAGGTAACGAATCAATTGGAACTTCATTGATACGATCATCTGAATGAAGACCAAATACACGAACACGAACACGACCCATAGTTAACGGATCATGACGATCTTCTACGACGCCAACATGAAAAGATGTAGCCATTAAAATATGTCTCCAATTATATCAATCAAATTTTTCTTCAAATCAGGTAGTAAAGATTTCTTTATACGAAGCGGAGCACCAAAGTTAGGTACTTGTCCATTTACATAAAAGCTTGCTTCTTTACCCATGCCGTCACGTATCAACTCAAGAGACATTGTATATTCACGGTTCTTTATATAATGTCTAATAGCAGATATTAAATACTTGCCAGAATTAACCTTATCGTTTATATCTTCGCTGACACCTAGGTTAGGCGAAAATCTAGGGAAAAAAACATCAACAGTTTTACCAGCCTCAAGTTCAGTAACAGAGTTCATATGAACATGTACTGATGTAGTATTTAACCGTTTCATATATGACTTCATTGATGCAAACACATTTGGGTCAACATCATTTAAGTTTGGAAAGTCATCATATGCCAGTGTGTTCTTATGTTGTACATGTAGTTTAGTTGACCTAATACCATTTACACGAACACCATTTGACCCTGAGATGTCTTCAGAGTTTGGCACATTCTCAAATGCAAAGAATGAAGTAACCCAGTCATTTGAAATTGGCGGAGCATGCTTTCTAAAATCAAAATCAGTAATGTTGGCCATCTGTTTACCAATATCAACTGATATAGTCTGTGCACCAAAAGAACCTTGGCCAATATGATCTAGTGTATCATACGCCTTTATGATAGCCATCTGAAATGCCTGATTACGATAGGCCTTCATATTTTCTACGCCAGATTTATCATTATCAGAATTGACTACATTCTTTGGTTCAATGATCATTATAGGTGTTTGGTCTAGCATTCCTTTCATCGAATTTAAATATGTCTTATTACCATATAGAGTTTCAAATACAAATATAGGAGTACCATCTTCTGCTGGTGTAGTACGCTGTATCATATTGATAGCAGCAATAGGTTTGATATATGGAAATACAATGTTATGTGAAAGCAGACCAGTCGTAGTCGTAGCAATGTCTTCTTGTAAGTATTCTTTATGAATACGTTTTATAATATCAACAGAATTGCCTTTATATGATTTAGAGAAAAGACAGAATGCATTACGCATTTGCTTTTCTGAAGTAAAATTTAATGTGTATGTACCAGTCGAATCATTAATCTGAGATGCATCGGCCACATCAGTAATGTAAAATTCTGTTTCGACTTTTGCGTCTTCACGTTCCCAAATAAGACGTAACTTTTCTTGACCTACAAATGGAAAAGTCGATAACATAGCAGATGTATCAATCAGTACTAAGTCGCCATACATAAATGGCGTATAGATTGATTCATAAATTGAAATTTCTGTAATTTCATTTGTGATCTCAATCGTGTTACCATTGTATTTAGTTATTATTGCGGTCAGTGATCTGAACTTACGCGGGGCAACTTTAGCTAAATTTGGATCTACCATTATCTTCTCATCTCACGTTCAAACCCATTTACGACTGCATATATACTTTCTGGTTTAATTATTTTGATCTGACTTCTTATATCATTTAGCAATGTTTCATGTTCAAGTATCGTAACTTGTGTAACCATGTCTTCTGCATTCCATCTTACCCATTCATCGGCCTCATTTAAATAATGATGTGGTGCCGCATAACCTTCTAGTACATTTGCAATTTGTATTGTATTGCCAGATGTGCTTCCGGTCAATGTGAATGTCTGATTAGTTGGAAAAGAATCTTCTGATGTGACTGTAACAGTTAAGTAACCTAATGTCGGAAACTTTTGTTCAATCACACCAGTATATAATCCAAAGGTAACAACTTCTCCAATATTAAACTTACCGGCTAATGATTGATTAGTTGCTAACTTTAGGGCCTTCCCAGGATATAGCCCACTCAAATAGTTTATTAGGTCTGCATTGTATTCTTTTGGAAGATCACGATATGTATTAATAATGTCAGGGTTTATTAGTAGTATAGTCCAATAGTAGTCTGGTGTGCCATATAGCTTTTGTGAAATAGTATCTAGCCTATCACCGTTAACAAATGTATAGTATGAATAAAGCGCAATGTCATCTGCTACTCGCGCAAATATTTTTGAATACAGCGCGATGTTTGTTACTTCTAGTGTACCTATGTCATTAAGCGTATAGGGATTTTTCTTAAAGTTCGAAAAGTAAGTCATTAGAATCCTTGCTCGACTAGGGCACGACTAATTGGTTGTAACTCTTGGAATGATATTTGAAAACTTATTTCTACTGGTAAGTTATCTATTGTATAGTATGATATCGAGTTTGGGTTATATGCAATGCTAGTGCCGATACAAACTACGCCTGGCATTTTAATTATTTGATCTGAATTTTTAAATTGAATAGTAAATGAATCTGGGAATTGATACTGAATGTCTGCTGCTCCGACACCTTGTGGGTATGCAGCTAATCGAAAGAACTTAATAATTTTTGGTATAGCTTTGACTTCTTCTGGATCAGATGGTATAAAGATAAAGTTAAATCCAAACTGTCGTATCACAGGAGCCTTAAATAACATAAACTCTCGTGGGTTCAATGTTTTCTGATAAGACTTAGATATTTCAGCTACAACATTACCTGCTGCGCTAGCAGTAACTAGTCCGCTAAGCACAGCACCGCCTGGGCCAAGACGAGATCCAACAGTAGCAGCACCTGCAGTAGCAATTCCTCCTGCATTATCATACGCAACAGATCCTAACACATCTTTAACATCTTCTCCAGTAACACTAGTACCCTTTTCAGTTGCTAGTTCAAAGACTGCACCAATTGCACCAGTAGCAGCAGTTTCATATCTAAAAATATCACTAACGTTATAATTAGTCGGAAGATAAAGAGCAACGCTGTCGCCAGTAGGCGGTGAAATCACGGCTGATGCATTCCTGTCATAGTTAGGTCGATTTGTAGTAAATAAGACATAAGGCCTAGTGTCTGAATCTACCTTTGATGGGAAGCGAAGAATCGCCATAAATACTCCATAACGTTTAAATATTATAGGATTATTTATATGGCCTACAAAGGTAAATTTACGCCAAAGAACCCTAAAAAGTATCGTGGTGATGCAACTAACATAGTATATCGCTCGATCTGGGAAAGAAATACATTCCGTTGGCTAGACGAAAACGATTCAGTAAAAGAATGGGCATCTGAAGAATTTTACATTCCATATAAATGTGCAACAGATAATAGAATGCATCGCTACTTTGTTGATGTCTGGTATCAAACCATTGAAGAAGATGAATACATTGTTGAAATTAAACCTAAGAAAGAAACTGCTCCACCAAAGAACCCCGGCCGCAGAACTAAAAAGTACATATCAGAATCACTGACATATATAAAGAATCAATCAAAGTGGCAAGCTGCAGAACAGTTTGCTGCTGCTCGCGGTTGGAAGTTTGTCATATGGACTGAAGATACTCTTAAAGCAATGGGTATTAAAATCTTAAAATAATTTATATAAATAACAATATGGAACATTTACAAAAATCGCTATTCAGGCAACTGCAAGACGAGGTAGCTCGTTCTGGTATAGGGGCACGCACAACAGAATCACGTCAGTGGTTCATGGAAAAGGCGCGTGATCTTCGTAACATCAACAGACGAAATTTGCTGACTGACTTAGCACTAGAAGAAAAAGCTCGTCCTCTCCCAGGAAGACTATACCATTACTTCTATGACCCTAAGCATAAAGACACATTGCCATACTATGACCGTTTCCCATTGACACTAATGGTAAGTCCAGCAGAAAACGGTTTCTATGGATTGAACCTTCATTACCTTCATCCTATGACTCGTGCAAAGTTAATGGATAGTCTAATGGCTGTAGCAACAAATCGTAGATACAATTATAATACAAAAGTTAAAATCAATTATGAAATATTGTCTAAAGCAAAAGAATACAAAGAATTTAAACCATGCTTTAAACATTACTTGACAAAGCATCTTCGTTCACGCGTAGTACTAATACCTGCATCAGAATGGGACATTGCTCTATTCTTACCAACAGAACAGTTCAAAGGTTCAACAAAGACTAAAGTCTGGAACGAATCAAAAAGGATATACCGATCATGAGTCTGCCATATATATCAAAGCTATTGTCGCAAATAAGTGGTAGTAAAGGCGTGGCCAGAGCTAATCGATATAAAGTATTATTTAGAAGTGGCGATGCCGAAAAATTAAATATCCTTTGTGACTCAGTTATATTACCCGGCCGACAAATATTAACGGCCGATGTTATGACTGATATGAAGGCAGTCAAACGTCCTTATGCATTTGCAAATGAAGATGTAGTTATATCATTTACATTGACTAATGACTGGTATACATGGAATCATTTAAAGACATGGCAAAACTCTACAATCAGTTTTATTGATTCTGTCCAAGGCAATTATACGGTTAACCTAAAGAACGTATATGCTCGTGATATTGAAATACAACATCTAGATACTAATGATGTTATTATGAAAAGAATTACTTTATATAATGCATATCCAGCCACGCTTAATTCAATAGAACTAGGCGATGCAAATGAAAACGCTATACTAAAATGCAACGCAACATTTGTATATGATAACTGGGCAGTAACAGAAAGTGTAAACAGCTAGTTTTAAACAAAGCACTATAAATATAATTTTATTATTATTGGAGAATTAAACAATGGCATTACCCAAACTTGACATACCGCGATATGAAACTAAGTTACCATCAACAAATAAGAAAGTAATTTACCGTCCTTACCTTGTTAAAGAAGAACGTATTTTAATGTTAGCTCTTGAATCAAATGAGCAGACACAAATGGTTCGAGCTCTTAAAGATGTTATAACAGCATGTACAGAAGGTAGTGTAGATGTAAATTTAATTACAATGTTCGATCTTGAATTCTTATTTATGAAATTGCGTGCAAAGTCCGTAGGTGAAACCACAGAGATCAGTGTTCCTTGTACGAGTTGTGAGACACACAAT